TCCCGGCGCGGACTGATTTGTCACCGGCGCCGCGGCCTGGGCCAGGGCGGCGACCGCCTTGGTATAGCCGAGCGTCGCCATATTGGTGGCGATCGATCCCAGGTCGCTGAGGCCGGCCGTGGCCAGGGCGGTCGCGGTGACGCCGGTCGCGGAGTTGCCGGTGGCCGACTGGATCAGGTTGGCGGCGCCCTGTTCGGCCAGGTCAACGCCATCGACGATGATGTTGGTCAGGGCCGGGTTGCCCTTGGCCACCAGCGCGGCGGCGGCCGTTTCGCCCAAGGTCAGCAGCTGCTGCACCTGGGACACGATCGCAGGGTCCTTGCCCTCGCACCATTTGATCAGGGCGGCGGCCTCGGTGCTGAGATAGGTGATCCCTTTCAGGAAATCGTCCCACGCCATCACGGCGTCGGCCTCGATGATTTGGAGGAAGTTCATTCTAGCGGCTCCTAGGGATGCGGGGGCGGCTCCCCCGCGGCACATGCGCAAGGGCGCGCATGACGGGGCGCGGCCGGCTTAAGCCAGGCCGCAGATCTGTTTCAGGCGCGTGGTGACAGCCTGCCGATCGGCCAGGCCATTGAGGCCGCCATTGATCTTGTGGGTGACGCCTTCGATGTCGTCGGCCCGAGCCAGGGCGCCGATATCGCGCTGTTCCCAGAATTCGCAGGCGATGCGCGCCGCCGTGGCCGGGTCGGCCGCCAGGTCGGGATTATCGACCAGGTCCAGGCCCAGCTTTGCGCCAAAGGCCTGGTAGTTATAGCGGCCGGTAATCTGGAAAATCCCGCGCCCGCGATAGCGATAGCCGTCGCCGGGCTCGGTGTTGCCCAGGTCCTTGCGCCCGTCATAGGCGGAGAAATAGGTCGGGCCGCCCAGCTCGGTGAAGAACTGGAATCGCTCGGTCTCATGGCAGCCCTGGGCGATCCAGTGGATCCGCTCCAGGTCGTCCCCGATCCCATAGGACTCGAACTGGGCCAGGGTCGCCGGCGCCAGCTGGCCGAACAGCGTCACCGCCGTCGGCCGCTGGGCGGCGTACATCATCAGGGCGCCCAGGGTCGCGGGACCAAAGGCGCCGTCGGCCGCCACGGCGTAGCCGGCGGCGGCGAGACCGGCCTGGAGCCGGGCGACGTTCACGCGCCCGGCCCCTTGGGGTTGATGGCCAGCAGGGCCGCGCCCAGCAGCAGGTTGATCACCTGCTTGGGGTCGGTCAGATCCGGCTTGGCCACCACGGCGGCCAGGACGCCGACCGCGATCACATAGGGACCGACCGAGCGGGTGATTCCGCTCACGGCGGCGACGATCGAGGGCGAAGGCGCGGCGACAGGCGCGGGCGCGCGATCGCCCCCGTCCGGAGATGACGTATCGGTCATGGAAACCTCAGGTCTGGAGGAAGACAGGTCGAGCGCCAGGCGCGAACGCCGTGCGCGGTCGGCTCAGGGCGTGGTCGGCTTCAGGGCGCGGCGTAGCCCGGCGAGACGTAGCCGAGGCCGGCGACGCCGACCGGCACGAAATCCCCGCCCGGAGGCGTTCCAACGGTCACATGGCCGTCGATCGGCAGGGCGGCGAAGTTGATATAGGGGTGCGCGAACTGGCTGTTCACGCTGACGAAACCCCCGGCCCAGACCGTGCTCGCCGGCGGCTGTCCGGGCCGGGGCTGCAGCCACACCTGGCTGAGCACGGTCCTGGCGAGGCCCGCGCAGGCGGAATCGGCGCAGGGCCAGAAGAGATAGCCGCCATTATTGTGGGCGCCATAGATCGGCGCGTCGACCAAGACGATGTTGGTGTTCTCGATATCGGCCGTCCAGCCGGGCGGCGTGCCGGGCATGGGGCCGATGCTGAGGCCCTGATAGGCCGTGCGGCAGGTGAAGCTGTAGATCCTCAGCGCCTTCACGCCGCCAAAAGGCTGGACGCAGTCGGCGTGAAACTGATCATTGAAGCCATAGATCCGCTCGGCCCGGACGTTCTCGATCTGCACCGTCGCCAGGGGCGCATTGATGTCGATCACGTCTTCCATGGCGCCGCCGGAGCTGTCCACCAGCAGCCCCTCGATGTGGACCGTTCCGGTATCCTGGTCGACGTAGAAGGCTCGCGAGGGCGCGCTGTTCGAGGTGTCGGCGGTTGCGGGCACTGTGGTCCAACCCGCGATCGAGACCACGTTGTGGCACGCGGCGATAGTGACCGATCCGACGTGCTTGCCCGCCGGCCAGACCAGCTTCACGTCTTCGTTGTGCTGGCACCAGTGCGCAAAATTCCCGGGCGCCACGGTGACCGTCACCGGATTGACCAGGGGCGGAGGAGGCCATTTGAGCTGGGGCGGCGCCGCGTGGGCGTGGGGCGGGGCGCCGGCGAAGGCCAGCGCCAGGCCGGCGATAGCCGTTGCAGAAACCTTTTTCATCACAGGACCGTCCACTGGGCGCCGTCCCACTGAAGCCTGACAACGCCATGGTTGGTGTTGATGACATAGGTCGCCGAGCCATCGATTGTGCCAGACGCTGGCGTGATGGTGATGTTATTGGTCGCCGCGTCGCCCTTGCCGTCCTTGATCGTGCAGACAAATCCTGTCGAGACTGAAAGCAGGCTTACGGCGGTCGCCGACCCCGTAGTCTTGTTGATCTCGACGACAACATCAGCCCCGGTGACAGACGTTGACGCGCCAGACGTTACAATTCGGACGGTCGGTACTAGGCCGGAATTGATAAAGAACGGCAGGTTCACCTTACAATTTTGCGAACCAGACCCCTTGCATTCAAGGGCCTGGGTCGTGTTGAGCGCATTGTTGGCCCCATTGGTCACGTTCAGAGAAACGTCGTACCCGGCCAAGCTTTGGCCGCCCAAGAAGTCGGGCCAGTTGATCCCGCCGATTTTCTGGAAGGTGGCCAGCACGGAGGCGCTGTCAAAGGTCGGGCTGGTATAGGCGCCCGCGACCTGTTCGAAGGACACGCGGGCGTTCACGGTCGCCAGGATCTGATGCTGGTTCGTCATGGTCCCACCCTTGATCTGGGTAGACCCGGCCAGCAGATTGAACGTATCGAACGCCGTGTTCAGATTGACGGCGGTGTTCTGGTTGGTCCCATAGACCCCGAAGTCGATCGACCCCGGAACGCCGCCCCAGGCGCTGGTGCCGCTGGTGACGCTCATGGAAACGTCAACGCCGCAGTTGTAGAGATAATTCCCCTGGATCTTCCACTGATAGGCGGTGCTGTCGATGATGATGCAATGGGTCGAATTATCGGGAGCGCCGTCGTTTTCGAAGACGACTTGCGTCAGGTTCAGCGTTCCGCACTTGGTCCCGCAGTAGAGATCGGTATCCGCACCGATCGCGTTCCAGTCTGTCCCCTGAGGGGCCTCGGAGTTCGTTACGGAATAGATCGGGCCAGGGACCGCAGCCCACTTGAAATAGACCAGGGGCGAGCCGGTCGGCGAAGAAACCGTCGCGCCGCCGGTCGTTCCGGCAAGGTCGAAGTGCGAGCTATCGACAATCTTGCTCACTGTGTAGCGGTTGCTGTTCAACCCGAAATAGGGAGAGCCAGTGGCGGACGTGATACCGCCAAAGGTGACCTGATTACCGCGGGCCAGGGTGACGCCGCCCGCCGAAGTCCAGCCGACTTCGATCTGACCCGAGTCCGTGCCGAAGCTGGTGATCACAAAAGACTGGATCGCGTTCGGATTACTGACCGGGTTGATCACATTTGCGTTGAAGTGAAGGTGATCCCAATGCGCGAGATCATGCAGGTTATCGATCCGCAGCATCTGCAGGTTATAGCCGCTGATGTCGCTGATTTCGGTGTATATCGCCCCCGTCGTGCTCCCAGGTGTCGGGTTGTTGTCTATGGCGGTCGCAAAGCCAATGAATTCGACGTTCTGAACCTGTGAGCCATAGGTATATGGCAGCGTGACCGCCTCATCGCGATAGTTGGCCAGATTGGCGTTGAAGGTCACCGCGTTGGTCGTCTGCGCATAGGCGGCGGACTTCAAGACGGCCAGGTCTTTCAGGCGCCCAGACAGGTTGAACTCGATGCCGGGACCAAGAATGATCGCCGCGCCCTGGCCGGTGGTCGAGCCTGGGTTTTTCAGGCTGGGGGCAGCGCCCCCGCGAATGACGACGCCATAAGGCACGTCGAGCGTGGTCCCGTTGGTCGGGCCGACACCATAGTTTTTGTTTTGCAGCACGCAGTTGCCGGAATAGGCCGCCGCGTTGGCCGCGCAGGTCTCGATCGCGTTCCGCGCGTCGGTGTAATAGGTGAAGTTCTCAGCAGTCGTCGCCGGGTTGGTCGGCGTCGTGGTGAGGTTCATCTGGGTGGCGCTGATGCGCGACCCGAATTGCAGATGCGCCGTGGTCTGGGCGTTGAAGGTCACAGGGCTGGCGTAGGAGCCAACGGTCTGGGTTCCGCTCGTCGTATAGATGCCGATCCCGCCGATGATGCACGCGCTCGACGCTGTGGCCGGGGTGCTGGTGCCGATCGCCGCGGACGTGTCGGTCATATAGGTTCCCGCGGCGCCCGTCCCGGTTCCCAGGGCCGTGATATGCTCGGTCGTGGACCCGATGACGATCTGCTGTCCGATCGAGAGCGTGCCGACCACGGTCCCGGTGACCGTCAGGGTGGTGGTGCTCTGGGTCGCCGTCGCCGCATAGGCTGAGGTCTGGCAAGGCTGCTGCATCCCGACGTTTTCAGCCGTCAGGCCGCCGCCGCTGATCGGCGAATTGGGGGCCAGCGTGTTGGCCGCGCCGCTCAGCACATAGAGCAGGTTCCCCACCTGAAAGCCGGTGTAGGACTGGTTTGCGCCCATGGCGAGATCGACATACTTGCCCGCGTCGATCGGCTGGAAATTCGCGGTCGGCGAGGTCAAGACCGCGCCCGAGGTGGTGGCGTCGCTGTAGGACTTCGCGTCGCCGACGTACCTGTTAAAGTCTTCCGGGAAATAATTGACCCAGGCGGATCGATCCGCCGTCTTCGACGCCACCACGGCGTTGGTCGGAGTAACGGCACTCTGGCCGACAAAGGCCGCCGCCGCGATCCCCCGCGCGGTCGTGTCCACCCCCGTCTGAGCCCAGACCGGGGCCGCGACGAGGGCGAGCGCCATCAGCGCCCAGAGTGCGATGCGTTTGATCATTGGCTGAAGGTCCCGGAAATGGTCCCCGACACCCAGCCGCCGCCCGTCGCGCCGGACGCACAGTTGAGCCGAACGGGCACGTTGTATTGGGTGAGGGTGATGGAGTCGGTGAAGGGGACGCCCGACCCGGTCAGGGCATAGGTCCCCAGCTGGACCTGCTGGCCCGACGCGGCGACCACGATCTGCGCCCAATTGGTCCCGTCGGTCTGTTCTTCAACCTGGCAGGCGCCGACGCCCGCGCCCGTGAAGCTGATATTGAACGGCCGCCCCGCGACCGGCGTAAAGCTCGCCGACTGGGTCGCCGAGCCGATCGCGAAGCTGACCGGGCTGACGCCGGAGGCGACCAGAGGCCCTGGCGTGGTCGGCGTCCCCGGGCATCCCGAATTGCCGGGAAAGCATGGCGCGCCATTATTCGGATTCGCCGGGTAGAAGGCTGGCGGATTGAAGGCCCGCCCGTCCGGCCCTGGCATGGCTGGATAGGCCTGGGCCATCGCCGCCGGCCCCTGCGCACAGGCCGCCGCCAGCATCGCTCCGGCGAGGAGCGCTGATCTGATGTTCATGGAGGGTCCTCGTAAGGAGGCGGCCGATCGTCCTCGGCCGCGATGGATCGGCCGGCTAGCGCCGCGCCTTGACCTGCAGGAAGTTCACCGCGTTGTTGAGATTGGCCGAGCCCGAGGTGCCGGCCAGGGTGGTCAGGACGACGCGATATTCCGCGCCGGCGACGGCGGCGCCCAGGATCTTGGAGACCTGGCCGAAGGAGCTGAAATTGCCATAGGCCTCGTCGGCCCAGCCCGATCCGCCATTGGACTGGATGATCAGGTCGGCCGTGACGCCGGCCGCATAGGCGCTGGCCAGGATCTCCAGTTCGGAGACGCCGCCGGCGCCGATGGTCAGGATGCCCGTCGCGGGGTTGTACCAGCTGTTGAAACTGCCCGGCAGTCCGGCGTTTTCCGCGTTCTGATAGAGCAGCACCGTCGCCGTGGCGGCCGGAAAGGACTGGCCCGTCCCGCCGGGGGCCAGGCCGTTATAGGAGACGATCTTGGCGTCCTCGAAATGCAGCACCCCGCCGCTGACCCCGGCCTGATAGTCCAGCCAGCCTTGCTTGGGGTCCCAGCTGATCCGGTCGGTATAGACGTCGGTCAGGGCGCTGTCGCAATAGATGTTCGGATGGGTCCGCGTGGGGCTGGTCCAATAGCTGTTGCTGCGCGTGTCGACATTGCCGTCGAACTGCAGCGCCTGGATCACCGCGTTGGTGCTGCCGGACATGGAGATGTAGCCGGTGCAGTTTTCGAAACTGATCAGGCCGCGCACGCCATAGGTCGAGCTGATGGTCAGACTGCTGGGATTGGCGGTGATGGCCAGGCCGCCGGCCGCCTCGGTCTCGCAATTGACCGCCAGGAACTGGCCCCAGAGGGTCCCCTCTCCGCCCGTTCCGGCCAGGGGCTGAATTTCGACCAGGGGATTTGTCACGCTGGCGGTCTGGATCAGCTGGCAGCCGGTGAAGGTGGCGTGGCCGCCGACCACCAGGCAGCCACGCAGCGGCGCGGTCAGCCAGCCTCCGGAGCCGCCGAAGGAATCGCCTGACCACTGGCCGCCCACGAAGGAGACATAGGTTTCGACGCCCGTGACCTTGGTCGAGATCAGGCAGCCATAGGTGCCGCCGCTGATCGTACATTCCCCGACTATGGCCGAGGGGTAGTTGATGTCGCCGCACTCGATGCCGATCTGGGCGCGATCAATGATGATGGCCAGGTCGATATATTCGCACTGGATCGAGGACGTGCCGTGGATCCAGCAGCCGCGCGCATAGTCGGTGTTATAGCCGCAATCGGCGCGGATCTGACCCTTGCCGGACACCCCCGACATGCTGATATCCACCAGGGCCGTGGTCGCCGATGTCGCATTGCCGATCAGCTCACTGTTCCCCGTCAACACAATGCCGGGTCCGCCCGTCAGGCTGAGCTTGGAGATGGCGAAGGTCCCGGTCATATCCAGTTCGGTCGGATAGGCCGCGATGGCGAAGGTCGCCGCCGTCTGCATGGGGGTGGTATCGTCGGTCGAGCCGTCACCGACGCAGCCAAACTGCTTCGGCCGGATGGTCCCGCCGGTCAGTTTCCACCATTGCCCATCGGCCGACTGGATCTTGCCCGCCCCGGCCCCGCCCGAGGCGCGGACATAGACCCCCGCCCCGCCATCGCCGGCCGTGTGATAGCCGGCCAGGGTGACCGTCGCCGTGGTCGGCCATACCGTCGCCGACTGCAGGTCCGCGACCGTGTCATAGGCCGCCAGCGTCCCGGCATAGGCGATCAGGGTCGAATAGAAGCTTAAGGCCGACGCGCCGATCAGCAGCTCATCCGCCGGATAGGCCAGGACGAAGAGCAGTCCGGCGTTGACCGCGCCGGTGACCACCAGCACGCTGATCCCACCCAGCAGCGCGGGGGTGTCGGCGTCGGCCGCGCGGGTCAGGATATAGGGCGCTCCGGAGCCGCCGGCCTGGGTCACCACATAGACGCCGTTATTGGCCGCCGCCGCCTCGTTTTTGACCAGCAGGCGCGAGCCGACCGACAGGGTTTCGCCGTCCTGGGCCGCCAGGGCGCCATTGGCGTTGGCGGTCAGGGTCGCCCCGACGCCGGCCGCGCCGTTGGCATAGGTGTTGGCCGGCAGGGCGGCCGTGGTCGCCGCCGCCACGGGGCCGTCGGCCGCCAGGTGCACCGACGACTGCAGGCCCTGGACCTCCAGGCTCAGGGCCTCGATCGAGGCGAACAGATCCGCCAGGCTGGTATTGGACACCAGGGTCCAATTGCCGGCGCCGGTCCCGGTCCCGGTCTTGGTCCAGCTGCCATCGTTGGAAGCGGTCGGATCGGAAAACACGCTGGCGATGGTGTGTTGCGGAAAACCCGTCACCCCCGGCAGCAGGGCGCCGGTGTCGGCGGCGTAGAGGTCCGCCAGGGTGACGAAGCCGAAATTGCCCCAGCCGCCAAAGGGCGTCAGGGTGAAACAGCCGGCGGTCAGCAGCGCCACCTGGTCGGCCGACGAATCGTTGGCGATCTTGACCAGCGCAAACGGGTCAGAGACATAACTCGCGCCAGAAGGCATCGCCCCGAACGCCATGTTCGGCGCCGGAGCCAGCATCAGGATCATGGATTAGACTCCAGAATTCAGGCGTTGACCCAGGCGCCACTGCTCCACAGCACGGGCGCCGCGCCATTGTTGGCGGAGATGGTGGCCAGGGTGGTCGCGCCGGCCTTGACCGTGATGGCGTAGGTCGCGGCATTGCCTTCGAGGTCGGTCAGCACGATGCGCTGGGCGTCCAGGGCGGTGGCCGGCAGATCCACCTCGAGCGCCGCGCCCGAGGTGTTGAGGATATCGACGTACCAGAGCAGGGACGGCGGCGTTCCGAGCGCCAGGGGCGAGCTGGTGGTGGTGATCACCGTCACCGTGGTGCCGTCCGAGGCCGGCGTGGTCAGGCTTTCGCCCGCGCTGGGGTCGGACGCTCCGGCCGCGTTTTCGGCGACCAGGAAATAGGTGTAGGCGGTCGAGGCCGCGACGGTCGGATCGGTATAGCCGACCGCCAGGCCGCTCCAGATCGCCACGGCCGAGCCGAAGGATGCGCCCAGGCCATTGGCGCGATAGAGCACATAGGCCAGCACGCCATCGGTCGAGGCGTTCGGTGTCCAGGCCAGGGCGACCTGGCTGTTGGTGGCCGTGGGCGACAGTCCCGTGGGCGCGGACGGAACCCCGCCCGTCCCCGACCCGAACCCGACGCCGGTCGGGGTGTAGAGATATTCCTGCACCACGCTCAGGTCTTCGGTCATCAGGCCGAACAGGTTGAACGAGGCGAATTTCAGATAGATCGGCTGGCCGACATATTGGCGCGGGATCTCATAGAGCAGGGTCGAGCCGGTCTTGCCCAGGATGTCCAGCACCGTGAACTGGGCTCCCGTGGCGTGGGCGCCCGGCGTCGTGCCATAGGCCCCGCGGCGCAGATAGGTCAGGTTCGCCGCATAGGTCGCGGTCGCGGTGACATCGCCGAAGGCCAGCAGTTCGCCCGTGGTCGGGATGGTGGCCACCCCGCCGCTGACACTGGGCTGGGGCGCCACCAGGGCCAGGGAGCGCAGGGCGTCGGCGTCGGCCGTGGTCACGGCCACAGGGACGGCCTGGCTTTCAGTGCAGTCAACCGCGAGGGTGTGGGTGGTGTCCGGATCGGCATGGGCCGCCAAGGTCGCGGTCAGGAGCCCCTGCGGCGCCGCCGAGGTGATCTGGCCGATGACCTGATAGCTGGTCCCGTCGAACGAGATATTGACGTCGCAGCCGCCCCAATCCGCGCCGCCCGAGGCCGCGATCAGCAGGCTGGGCGTCGAACTGAACGCCGCATTGGGCTCGACCACGGCCGGCGTATTGACCACGCCCGGGTCCACATAGAGGTTCGGGAAGGACGACGGCACATTGCCGGAGGCCGAGGCCGAGGGCGGATAATAGGTCCCGATATTGCCCGGGAACTCCTCGGCGTTGAACTCCAGCTGATATTTCTCGTCCTCGCGGATATTGGTGACCCGCACGCGCAGCGCGTTCAGCCCGATATTCGGCTCGGTCAGGGTCAGGATGGTGCCGGGCAGGCACAGCAGATAGCGCTGGCTCACCTTGAAATTATAGCTGTTGCGGATATAGGCCGCGCGCTTGCCCAGCAGTTGGACCACGATCTTGCCCACGATCGGGTCGCAGATCTCATCACCCTGGATATTGGCGTTGTCGCGCAGCCCATAGGTGTCGACGAGGGTCTGGTCCTTGTACTCGAACGGGTTGTTGACATAGCCGATCGTGCGGTCGGTGATGTTCAGGATGGTGCGGTTGGGGCAATCGGCCGGATCGGCGCGGGTCACCTTCACCGGCGGCGAATTCTTGTCGAAGATGAAGTCGTTCAGGCCCAGGTCATAGGCGACGTCGGTCGCCGGGACGTAGGCGGCGCCATTGCCGGTGATCGCGGCGTCGCCCAGCGGCACGAATTGCAGCTGCGCCCCCGACCAGTAGATCCAGCTATTGGTCAGCTGCGCCCAGCGGTTCAGCACCGAGGTCGCCTTTTCCAGGCTGACCAGCAGCGGCGAGACGAAGATGCCCTGGGCCAGAAGGTAGTTGCGATATTGCGTCTGGTCGCCGATATCGGCCGCGGCGAACAGCACGCCATATTGCGGATTGGTCAGCAGGTCATTGACGCAGTCGCTGGCCAGGACGTCGATCGCGTCGGACTGGACATGGCTGCTGGGGTCGATCCAGCCCGGGGTGGTGTGACTGAAGCTGAAGCCATTGGTCCGGGCGCACTCGAACCCGTTGTCAGGGATGGTCGCGGACTCGCCAAGGTCCTGCTTCGGACAGCCCAGATAGGTCGTATAGGCATAGGCCCGCGCGGCGTTCGGATAGTTCGACACCATCCAGGACCAGGGCGCCTGGGTCGCCGTGCCGGCGAACAGAGTCATGTTCAGCTGGCTGAGATTGCTGGTGGTGGTGGTCGAGCCCTGCGCCCAGCAGCGGTTCAGCCGGTCGATCGGGCCTTCGCACAGGGCCAACAGGGTCGCGGCGGTATAGTCATAGGGCTGCTGCGAGGACTTGCCACCGCCGCCCTTGCCCTTGCCGTTGATCGGCCGACCCTTGAAATTGCCGTACCAGATGGCGTTGGTCGCCAGCCGGCGCTGACCCCAGAACAGCGGGATCGGCAGGTCCATCATGGACGAGCCGACATTGAGGCCGCTGTAGCGGATCGGGGCCGGCGGTTTGGGACCAGTGTTGAACAGGCCCATCAGCGGCCCCACAGGGTGAAATACTTCACCGGCCGGGGCACATGGCCGCCGCGCCAGCCGATGAAGGCCAGCAGCGGCTCGTCGATCGCCGAGACCGTCACCTGGCCGGCGGCGGCATAGGCGTGACAGACCTCGCGGGCGTTGATCATCACCGCCCCGTGGGCATAGGTCCGGCCGAACCGCCAGACCAGGATGTCGCCCGGCCGCGCGGCGTCAGTCTCGTGCGCGCCCAGCTGCGCCAGGCAGTCCAGAAAGCGCTCCTCCTCGCGGTGCTGGAACCAGCGCGACGGATAGGGCCTGGGGTCGAAATCGCCGATCAGCCCCGCCTCGCGATAGGTCCCGACCAGGCTCATGGCGCAATCCACCGCCCCGTTCGGTCCCTTGACGAAGCCGCAGTCGCGGAACGGCGTGCCGATCCAGCCCAGCATGGCGCGCACGGCGTGCGCGCGCTGGGTCGCCTCGGATTCGCTGGCCACGTCATGGGCCTCGATCGCCCCGGCGCGATCCTTGACCAGCAGGCGCGCGCCCTCGGCCCAGGTCTCCTGGTGGTGATAGACCGCGCCCATCAGTACGCCGCGTTCGGCGGCGGGATGAATTCGAATCCCCGATAATGCTGGGTGTTGGACCGGTCGGCGCAGCTCTGGCCCGAGGCGGAATTCTCGGTCTTGTCGCAGCCCTCGAACCCGGTGAAGGTGTCGCCGGGCGCCGGGACGATGTAGAGCGGATAGGCCAGGGTCACGCCGCCGGAGGCCGCCGCCAGGATGGTGCGCCTCTGCCCCGCCCCAGCGCCCGAGGTGATCGCCAGGGTGCCTGCGGTGTAGAGCGCCGGCGTCGCAGACGGCGAGGCCCAGGGGACGAAGGTCGGGGTGGGGTCGGCGCCCACGGCGAAGGTCGATGTGTAGGCCGCGCGGTTGAGGGTGCAGCCGAGGTCGCAAAAGGCGTGATTGCAGCCGACCTGGAACAGGTTGCGCGGGACATATTGGTCCAGCTTGTTGACCTTGCCCTTGATGTTCATCTGGGCGCCGGCGCCGGTGATGTCGATCGCCCCGACCTCGCCGCCGAACAGGTCCACCAGGCCGAGGTCCGCCGTGTCGCCCGGCGTAGTCATGAAGGCCCGCGCGAGCAGGAAGGACGCCCCGTCGAACAGGCCGTTGTGGATCTGGGTCTTGATATTGGCCCCGCCCGCGAAGCCGTCGTTCATCGCGCTCAGCTTCAGCGTCAGGGTCGGGACTTCGAGGGTGTTGGTGACGTTCCAGCCCGACCGGGTGATCCACGGCTTGCGCGAGGCATAGACCACGTCGCCCACGGTCAGGTCGCTGTCCCAGGACGCGAAATTATAGGTGGTGACGCCATCGGCCAGGCCGAAGGTGAACAGGTCGGCCGACCATAGCTTGACGCCGCCGGCCAGCGCCGCCACCAGGGCCGGCGAGGCGTCGCGCAGAAGCGCGCTCACGCCCCGGACCGGCAGCTGTGCAGCGCGACCTTTTGCAGCTTGAACAGTCGATCCATGAACTTCTCGAACGTGTTGCTGTTGTCTGCGAGCTTGCAGTAATAATAATACTTCATATCGATAGAAATCGGCACGCCAGACCCAGGGGCCGTCCCGAAGGTGATGGTATTGGCGCAGGGCGTCGCGGTGCTGATCGCATAGCCAGAGGGCGCGACCGGCGTCGCCGAGGTCCCCAGATAGACATTGACGCCGGCGTCGGTATTGACCTGGCCGACCGGCTCGCGCCCAAAATAGCCATTGGCCCCGAAGCCGCGGGTGAGGGTGAACACCGTCGTGGCTCCATCCCCGACCCCAATGAGGTCGCGAAACACCTGGTCGTCGTCGGGATTGCGATAGAGGAAGCGGCCGAGCGTGCCGGACAGCATCAGGTGGAAGCCCATCAGGGTGCGGAATTCCAGCTGGGCCAGGGGCGAGCCGCCCGGGACCGGACCGTGGCGCAAAAACTCATAGGTCAGCTCGAAGTCATGCAGCGGATATTGCGCCAGCCCGATATCGATATCCGCCCCGCTCGCCGTGGTCGCCGTCGGCATATTGACGAAGCTGGGCGACCATTTCGAACTGAAGGCCAGGCCCGGCAACAGGTCCCGGCCCGGATAGACCGGAAGCGTCATCTAAAGGCCTCGCGGATCAGGCCAGGACCAGCGCGCCGCTGCGCACCGCGACCTTGACCATGTCGGTGACGTCGCTGGCGTGGTTTCGCAGCTGGTCGCGGAAGGGCATCGTCTCGCCGGACAGCTGGGGCGCATAGTTGATGTGCTGATGGAGGTCACCCCCCCGCCGGCCGCCGCCACTGGCGCCGACGGCCGACATCAGGGCCTTGTTATCCGCCGCTGGAATGATGCGTTCGCCCGCGTGGATCTGGGCCATCATGTCGGTCGGCACCTCGTTGGTCCCGACCGCGAGGCTGGCGACCGTGCCAAAGGCCATGGCGGCCGAGGCCATGGAGGCGCCGAAGGCCGGCGCCGTCATGTCCAGGGGCCAGGGCGCGCCGGCCATGGAGGCCACACCCGCCGCGCCGGCGATCCCGGCATAGGAGGCGACCTGGGCCGCCGCCGTGGCGCTCTGGGCGCTCTTGCCCATGATCAGGCTGACGATCCATTGCTCGACCATGCGCTCGATCGCGCTGATCACCATCTGCAGGGCGTCCTCGCCGATGCGGACAATGGCCTGTTGCCAGGTCTCGGTGCCTTCGACCAGGCCCTTGATCTGGCTGCCGGCGCCCTGGATCAGGGGGTCGATCGAGGAATGCCATGCCGAGGCGATGCGCTGCTGGTCCTGGATCTGGGCGTTGGTGGCCTGGGCCGACATGACCCGCTGCTGATTGGCCCATTCCTGGTCGGCCAGCTTCTTCTGCCCGGCGGCGGCGCGGTACTGTTCGGAATCCTGGGTATATTTGGCCGCGGCGTCGGCCATGGCCTGGTCAAGGATCGCCATCTTGGCCGCGTTCAGCGCCTGGGCGTCGGCCAGGTCCTGGGCGTTCTCCTGCGCATGCAGGGCGGCGATCTTCTGCGCCGCCGAGACCTCGCCCAGGATCGGGTCGCCCTTGGCGCCGGCCTGGATGGTGGTCTCGGCCGAGCGGCCTTGCGCGTCGCGGACCGACTTCTGCGCCGCCAGGTTCGATTCCAGACCCTTCAGGGCGTCGTCGCGCCCCTTCTTGGTCGCCTCGTCCATCTTGGCGGCATGATCGTGCGCCGCCGCCTCCATCTCGCGATAGGCGTTCTTATATTCCGCACTCTCCTGGCCGAAGGTCGACTTGATGAAGGCCAGCTTGACGTTCCAGTCGGCCTGTTCCTTGGCCCAGTTGTCGCGATCGGCCTGCAGGGCGTCGTTCAGGCTGGCCAGCTGCGACTGATAGCCCTCATGGGCCAGGGCCTTGGCGGCGTCATAGATATGGCCCTGGATCTCCAGCCAGTCCTTTGAGCCATTGGCGACCGTCGAGGCCTTGGACTGCCAGAACGCCAGTTCCTTCTGGGTTTCGTCGCCGAAAAAGTCGTTCGACAACACCTGGGCGCGGCGGAATTCCTCCTGATATTGCTGGACGACCCCCGGACCCTTCGGACCCTTGGGCGCGGCGTCGGAC